AAGCCCGGCACTTGGCTGCGCATTGAGTGCGCCAAGCCACGCAACGGCCAGCACCACCGCAAGCTCTTTGCCTTGCTCACGCTGGTGGCCGAAAACTCTGAGACCTACGACACCACGGCCAAGGCTTTGGTGGCCATCAAGTTGGTGACTGGCCATTACGAACCATTCATCGACCCCAAGACCGGGGAGTTGATGCAGTTGCCCAAGTCAATCGCCTATGACGCGATGGACCAAGACGAGTTTGACGATTTCTATTCCGCCGCCATTGACGGTGTGTTGCGCTACATCCTGCCGCACATCGACCAAGTGCAGGCCGACCGCCTCATTGAAATGATTATTCAGGGGTGGGCATGAAGGGAAGAACGCCAAACAAAGCCGAAAAGCAATTCCACAACGCCATCGCCGCGCTGGGCTGCATCGCCTGCCGTGAAGACGGCATGTTTACCGAGTTGGTGAGCATCCACCACATTGATGGCCGGACCAAGCCAGACGCGCACATGAAAGTGCTGCCGCTCTGCGCCGGCCACCACCAAGACAACACGGGAGCGCCGGGCCTCATCGCCGTGCATCCGTGGAAAAAGCGCTTCGAAAACCGCTATGGCACCCAGCTTGAGCTTTTGGCCAAGTGCATGGAGCTGGTCGAGGTGGAGCAATGAAGCGAATGCTCGACATGGAAGATTTCCCCATGGGCACCCGCGTGACCACCCCAAGTGGCCGCGTTGGGACCGTGACCAAACACCGTGGTGCTGAAAGCAAGTTGGACCACTTTCAACGCGTGACCGTGCTTTTGGACGGCAAGCGGAAAAACGATTACGTCACCTTACAGCCGCACCTACTCACCAAAAATCCGCCCGAAGACAAGGGCGAACCAAGAATTGAAGCATGAACGTCACTTTGCCATTCCCCCCAAAAGAGCTGAACCCCAACAACAAGTCGCACTGGGCAGTGCTCGCACGCGTCAAGAAGAAGTACCGCGAATTGTGCTGGGTGCTGGCGCTGAAATCGGGCCTAACCCCGGAAGCCATCCAAGGTTGGGAGGGTGCCAGCGTGCACCTTGACTTCTACGCACCAGACCGCCGCCGCCGTGACGACGACAACATGCTCGCCGCCATGAAGGCCGGGATTGATGGCCTAGCCGACGCGCTGGGTATGGACGACAACAAATTCAAGGTGACTTTCGACGTGTCAGACGACATCGGCGGCATGGTCAAAGTCACCGTCACAAAGAGGGACTGAGAACATGGACAACAACTTTAAGTCGGGCAACAACCGGGTGCCCAAAGCCCGCCCAGTGGGTACCGACATTTTTTCGGGAACCTACGACGGCAAGGAAATGCAACCGTATGAAGGCCGACCCGGTGCAAACGACGCGCTCGCGCTGCCAAGCCGCATTGGCAACACCTTGCACTACCGTGATGGCCGGGAGGTGGAAGCATGAAAATCACCGCCGAGCAATGCGTCATGGCGCTCAAGCGCCGCGACTTGAGAACTACCGCCCGCGCCTTGGCTGATTACCTTGGTACCGACAGCCGTGCCGTGGCCACTGCCTTGCGCAAGCCCGTGAAAGATGGCCGGGTGAAGATTCGCTACACCAGAGGCTTGGGGGGGGGTGGTGCCGAATACCGCTTTGTGCGACTGAAAGCGAAGGTGCAAGCATGAAGAAGCGCCAACGCCCGGTCAAGATGCACCCATTCATCAAGCAGGCCATTCGCGCCAAGTGGCGGTCCGAGACCGTCAAGGCCGACATTCACACGTTCATGGGCGAGGACAAAGACAAGCTCATGGCCTACGCCTCAGTGCTCTTTTTCGTCGCTGGTGGCTGCGCTATGTGGCTCAACTGGACGGGTGACGAGCCAGACTTTCGAATCTTGCGCGGCTCAGTGAATGCACTGGACGACATGAAGGCCCGCAACGGCATCACCCAAGACGACCGTGGTTCACTTCACGCGGGAATGCTCGCCGCCTCACGAATCCTTGAAATCACGCCCGAAGAAGTGGTCAACGACGCCGCGCTTATGTACGCCGAGCACAGCCGTGGCTATGGAGCGAGGAAAGCATGACCAAAAACAAAGCATTGAAGCTGGCGCGTGAAGGCGTTGAAATTCACTCGCCAAGCTCACCAGAATACATTGTGTGCGCAGCACTGATTGAAGCCTTGGCGCAACGTAAACCACTGACTGGTGAATTTACAACCTTCGTGCAGCGTTTTACCGATGCCGTCGCCATCTTGTGCGGCTCTGAGCCGCCTGCCAATTTTGTTGATGAGTGGCTTTGTAATGTTGAGGTGAATGGCGTTCACCGACTTCAAGAATGGGTGTTAAACCAAGACGCAACACCTACTTGGTCGCAAGGGATTGTGGTGTTGGATGCAGCCTATTTGCTCGCCGAATCGCCAGCGGAAGGTTTGCAACATGAATCCGCCCACGTCATCAAGGGGGACACATGACCACCAAGCTCAAAGCCAGACAACAAGCCTTCGTGGACGAGTATCTGAAAGACCTCAACGCCACGCAAGCGGCAATCCGCGCCGGGTATTCGCCCAAGACTGCCGGGCAAATGGGTGACGAAAACCTGAAAAAACCACAAATCAAGGCAGCAATCGACGCGGCAATGGCCAAACGGGCAGAGCGCACGGAAATTGACCAAGACTATGTGCTCAAGACCATCAAAGACACCATTGAGCGCTGCGCCCAAGCCGTGCCCGTGGTGGATGGCAAGGGCTTGCCCGTGTATGTGAAGACCCCGGACGGGGAAATCAGCCCAGCCTACCGCTTTGACGCTCAATCAGTGCTCAAGGGTGCCGAGTTGCTGGGTAAGCACTTGGGCATCTTCATTGAGAAACGTGAGCTGACGGGCAAGGACGGCAAGGACTTGATGCCAGAAGCACCCAAGGGTGTGCTCATCGTGCCCGGCGTGATGAATGAAGCCGACTGGGAGAAGATGATGGCCAAGCGAAAGGGCAGCGCGTGAGCACTGTGACCGAATGGCAGCCGTTGCCCGGCGCTCAATTCCAGTTTCTCACCTGCCCGGTGTATGAGGCATTGATGCACGGCACCCGTGGAGGTGGCAAGACTGACACGCTCTTGATGTCATTCGCCCAACACACGGGCAAAGGATTTGGCCAGCACTGGCGTGGCGTGCTCTTTCGTTTGACCTACCCACAACTGGCCGACGTGGTGGCCAAGTCGCGCCGCTGGTTCTCGCAGTTTTTCCCCGAAGCCAAGTTCAACAAGGCTGACTATTACTGGGAGTGGCCAACGGGTGAAATGCTTTTCTTTCGGTATGGCGCAACCGAAGACGACTATTGGAACTATCACGGCCACGAATACCCTTGGCTTGGCTTTGAGGAATTGACCAACTGGCGCGACCTGAGCTTCTACGAGGCGATGCAATCGACCTGCCGTTCGAGCTTTCCCGGTATGCCGCGCATGGTCCGTGGCACCTGCAACCCATTTGGCAAGGGCCACGGCTCAGTCAAAGAGCGCTTTCAGCTTGGCAGCGACGGCACGCCATCGGGCACGGTGCTGCGCTTGGAGGGTGAAAAGCCCCGCGTGGCCATTCGCTCAACCATCTACGAGAACAAAGTTCTCCTAGCCAATGACCCCGATTACTTGGCCACGCTCGAAGCACTCAAAGACCCCAACCGCCGCAAGGCATGGCTTGAAGGGGATTGGGACATTCACGTTGGTAGCTTCTTGGAAGGCGTATGGGACGCCAAGCGCCATATCGTCGAGCCTTTTCCTATTCCATCGACGTGGAAGGTGTGGAAGGCAATGGACTGGGGTTATGCCCGGCCATATTGCGTGTTGTGGTTTGCGCTCGACCCGGACGGTGTGCATTACATCTGGCGCGAGTTGTACGGCATTGGCGAGAAACCCAACGAGGGCAGCCGCGAAGACGCCGCCAAGGTGGCACGCAAGGTCAAGAACATTGAGGAACGTGACGAGCGCTTGGGCTATGAGTACCGCTTGAATCTTGCCGACCCGGCCATCTTTTCGAAGATTGGCGCTGACCGCTCGATTGGCCAGATATTCCGCGAGGGTGGTGTGAAGTGGCAAGAGGCATGGAACGCCAAAGGCTCACGCGTGAACGGTGCGCAAGAGGTGATTCGCTTGTTGGCCGAAGACAAGCTCAAGGTTTTCTCGACCTGCAAGCACTGGCTGCGCACCATCCCAAGCATTCCCCCAAGTGACGACAACCCCGAAGACGTGGACACCGATGCAGAAGACCACGCATGGGACACAACACGCTATGGCGTGATGCGCCGACGCCGCAACCCGGACGAACAAATATCCGGCAATAGCGACGATTCGACTTACAAACATGAAGACGGCACCTATCAACTGGAAGTGTGACTATGAACGACGACAAGAACCAAAACCCCACCGAAGGCAACGCCGACGGCTACCGTGAAACCCCTAAGACTGACGAGTTGGCCAAGAAGTGGAACCAGCGAATCAGCAATGCACGTTCGCATTGGGACAGTTTCCACAAGCGCGTGCGCCACAACCGCAAGACCGTGGCAGGCTTTGATTGGAATGCAGACCCCAAGACCAAAGAGTTTTACAAGCACCGCGCCAACTTGATTCACGGCACCATCACTGCCGTCATGCCGAGCATTTATGCACGCAACCCGGAAATCAGCGCCGCACCGCTCTACAAGTCCGACAACCTCAAGCTCTTTTGCCAGACCATCCAAACGGTGACAAACCGTTGCTTGGAGCGTGCCAAGCTCAAGAAGCGAGCCAAGGCCACGGTGCGCTCTGCGCTCACATCGAGCTTTGGCATCATCAAGGTGATGTACCAACGGGACTTGAAGAAAGACCCGCACATTGAATCGCGCATCAACGACACGCAAGACAACATTGCCACCATCGAGCGTTTGCTCGCTGACATTCAAGACCCGGACCAGCGCAGCGAGCAAGAAGTCAAACGCGCCGAGCTTCAACAGCTCTTGGCCTCACTCGAAGAACACGTCGAAGTGGTTGCCGCCGAAGGCTTGGTGATTGACCGCGTGTTGACTGACAACTTGTTGATTGACCCCAGTGTGTGTGAGTTTGCCGACTACCCCGAAGCGGGCTGGATTGCGCAAATCATCCCCATGAAGAAGTCAGAAGCCGAGGGCATCTACAAGCTCAAACTGGACAAGGCCAAGGCGTACCAGTCCAACGAGCAAATGGCCAAGAACGACAAGCGCATTGCCAGCGGTACCGCCGCACTTGAAGAAGACAAGCAAATCGCCATCATTGAGATTTGGGACAAGACCACCAACCGGGTTTTCACAATGGCCGAAGGCTGCGACTACTGGTTGCGCGAGCCGTTTTCACCCGCCAAGATTGGCGAACGCTGGTACCCGTTTTTCCTGCTGCCTTACCAAGAAGTCGATGGCCAGTTTGTCGCCCCCAGCTTGGTGGACCTCACCGAGAAGCTGCAAGAAGAACACAACAACACCCGCGACAAGTTCAACGACCACCGCGACTTGATGAAGCCGGGTTGGGTTGCAAGTGGTGACATCAACGAGAAGTCCATCAAGCGCTACAAAGACAGCGAGCTTGGCGAAATCACGCTGATTGACACCGAAGGCAAGCCGCTAGCCTCGATGATTCAACCCAAGCAGCACCCACCCATTGACCCCGTGGTGTACGACACCAGCGCCGTGCGCTATGACTGGGAGCAAGTCACCGGGTTGCAAGATGCCGCACGCTCTAGCGTGGTCAAACCCAAGACCGCGACCGAAGCCAGCATCATGCAGCAAAGCCTATCTGGCCGCGTGTCCGAATTCCGCGACCAAGTGGAAGACTGGCTGCAAGAGGTTTCCCAATATGCCGCGCAAATTCTCTTGATGGAAATGACGCCCCCGCAAGTCGAGCGCATCATGGGACCAGCCAAGAAGTCCATGCAAGACATGGGTGGAATGCAAATGGAGGTGGAAGAAAAAACCTTCGACTGGCCGCAGCTTTCACGCGAACAAGTGTTCGACATGATTGAAATGCAAATCCGTGCAGGTACCACGGGCGCACCCGACAAGCTCGAACAGCAAGACAACTGGACCAAGATTCTGCCGCTCATTGACGGCCTGATTGGAAAAATCATGGCAGCGCAAATGCAGGGCGCAGACACCCAGCCGCTCATTAACTTGTTGAGCGAAAGCCTCAAGCGCTTTGACGAGCGTTTGGAAGTCGAGCAATTCATCCCCAAGCCACCACAACCACAAATGCCAGCTATGCCCGGCATGGCCCCCGGCATGGGTGGCGGTATGCCTGAGCCAACGCCACAGGCTGCCACCGTTTAAGTTTCACAACCACCACAAAAGGAAATCTCACTATGCCAATTTGGAAGCAACGCATGTTCTCGCGCCTAATGAAGCCAGCCGATGGCGAAGGCAACGACCTTGGCGGTGGCTCTGCCACTGAGGAAGTCGTCGCCGACGAAGCGGGCGCAGAGAACACGGACGAGCCAAGCGCAACCGAAGAAGCTGCCGAAGCCATCACCGACGAAGCCCCGCAGGACTTGCCCACGGACAAACCTCAGTCGTCCAAAATGCTGGCCATGCTCGATGAGATTTCGAGCGACAAGCCTGCCGCTGGTGACGAGAAGCCCGCAGCACCAAAACCAGAAGACGAGGTAAAGCCTGCCGCCAACGTGGACGAGCAGCGCACGCCAGAGCAAGAAGAAGCCGAATTGCTCGAAGGCGTGAAGTCAGAGCGCGGTAAAGACCGCATCCGCCAAGTGTTTGCCAAGAGCAAGCAGCTCGAACAGGACATGACCGAGTTCAAGCAGTTGGTGACATCCACAGGCATGAGCCCACAGGACTTTGCACAGACCTTGGAGTTTGGCCGCTTGGTCAATTCAGGCGATGAGAAAGACATCCGCGTTGCGCTCGAAATGATTGAGGGCCAGCGTGCCGCGTTGTATCAAAAGCTAGGAGTGGAAGCGCCCGGCATCGACTTGCTCGAAGGTCAAGACGACCTCAAGGCAGCCGTGGACAACATGGAAATCACCCGCGACAAAGCCGTGGAGCTGGCCAAGTTTCGCAAGAGTGAAGCCGCCAAGGCGCAGCAGCAACAGCAGGTGCAAGCCAGCACTGAGCGCCAGCAACAGTTTCAACAAACCGTGCAGAGCGCAGCGGGTGCGATGGAAGCCTACCTCAACACACGCGCCAATGAGGTGGACCACCCAGCACGCATGAAGGTGATTACCTCGCACTTTCAGAACCCGGCCAACCTGCAAGCATTCATCACGACTTACCAGCCCAATCAATGGGCCGCGACCATCAAGATGATGTATGACGGCATCGTGGTGCCGCCAACCCAACAAGCGCACCAGCCGCAGCCAATTCGCTCGCGTCCATCGCAACTGGGTACACCAGCCGCTCAAGGTGCAACGCCTGCCGACCGCTTGGCGCAGCGCCTTGACAACATGGGTATCTAACCCCGCCAATTTCTAGGAGAGAACGACATGGCATTGACAGACTTAAAAATCACCAAGGCAGAAGCCAAGAAGGAATCCAAGGCATACGCCACGCTTGGACCATCAGAAGGTGAGCGCTATTCATACGGCACGCGCTTGACGCTTGACGACGCCGAGCTGAAAAAGCTGGGTATCACAGAGCTGCCAGCCGTGGGCACCGTGCTCATGTTTGAAGCCAAAGCCAAGGTGATTAGCTCGCGCCAATCAGCAAGCGAAAACTCAAACAACCGAAGCATTGAGCTGCAAATCACGCACATGGATTTGGAGCTTGACGAAGCCGACGAAGAAGTGAGCGAAGGCGAGCTGACCCGTGGCCAAGCTGGCGCAATGAGCAAGGTTGCAAAAAAGATGCAATCAATGTGAAGAAATATCCGCCGGGCTATTGACTGGCGAATATATTTCTTTCACCAAGTCCTGCATTGTTGTGCCGACTGGGTTGAACAGAGCGTAAGCGGGAATCGCCATCCGCGCCAACCTAGCCAGCACTTCAATGCGGAACATGCCTCAATACCGCTGTCACCGCTGGGGTCGCGTCCAGTAGCGCAAAGCGTCAAGGCCAAAGCTGTACCCGAAGTCGCGCCGGGAGCCGAGAAGCTGAATCGAAGGGTTTGCGTCCCATCACGGCATGAAAGGTGTTTTCTCAACTTTCATTCGGAGCAGTGACATGCCTATTTCATCTCAAGACCTGCAAGAGCTGGCCAAAGTTTCTTTGGACGAATACTTGCGCAACATGCCCGTGGACCAAATCGCAACTGAGCGTCCACTTCTCAAGAAACTCATGGAAGGCCGCAAAACCTTCTTGGGTGCCAAGCAAAACGTCGTGGAGAACATCCGCAAGGGCTACGGCTCAAACTTTGCTTGGGCCTACGGCGAAGAAGCTGTGAGCTTCAACAAGCGCAATACAACTGAGCAAGCCGCATTCCCGTGGCGTCGTGCCGTTGACGGCTTGTACCTCGACCATGACCGTTTGTTCGGTGCTGGTATCAAGGTGCGCGAAGGCCAGCGCGGCGAGTTCAAGTTGGAACAAAACGAAAAAGTCCAACTGTTGAATTTGCTCGACGAGCAAATGGAATCTTTGAAAGAAGGTTTCATGCAAAAGCTGGACCTCGAATTGCACCGCGACGGTACCCAAGACGCTGACGCCATCGCTGGCCTCGACGTGTTGGTTTCCACTGCCCCAACCACTGGCGTTGTCGGCGGCTTGGATAGCGCGACTGCAACCTACTGGCGCAACTATGCCAAGACTGGCATTGCGACTGGCACCGTGGGCACTTTGGCCACGGAAATGGAAGCAGGCTGGCGCAAGGCCATCAAGGCTGGCGGCTCGCCAAACTTCATCTTGGCTGGCGGCAAGTTCATCGACGCATACCGCAAGGAAATCGTCGTCACCAACAACGCCAACGCTGGCACCGCCAAGGTGTTGGACGCAGGTGTTGGCACTGGTGTGAACACTGGCCTCTACTTCAAGGGCGTGGAAATCATTTGGGACCCACAGTTCGAAGAATTGGATGCACTGACTAGCCCCACCGTTCAGTGGGAAAAGCGTTGCTACTTCTTGAACACCAAGCACTTGAAGTACCGCGACGACGACATGGACATCGTGACCCCAACCCGTCCTCACGACGTGTTGGCCATGTATGCAATGGTCAACTTGCGCTGCGCACTGTCAACCAGCCGCCGCAACGCTCAAGCTGTCCTCGCCATCGCCTAACCAGCGACGCAAAGAATCCCCCGGCTGGCTCACCCCAGTCGGGGTTTTTGAAACCTAGAACCCTTTGAGGACACCATGACAAAAGTACCGTTGATTCAAGTCGTCATTCGTCGTGACGCAAACACCATCACACCAGTGACCGTGCCACCTTATGAGCTGACTATCTTGCGCAATATGTTTGGCAAAGAGAACGTCACCGAAGGCGAGCAAGTTGGCGAATTCGAAGTCGATGCCGCTGGCGAACATGAGCGCCTGAGCGCCAAGTATGGCCAAGGCAAAGTCGTGAAGGTGTACGGCGACGACGAAGGCGAGCGCTTGACCGAGTTGGTCGAGAAAGCAGCCATCAAGGCCAAGCCCGCAGGCAAAACCGAAGAAGAAAAGGAAGCTGAAAAAGCTGCCAAAGCAGCCGCTAAAGCTGCCGAAAAAGAAGCCGCAGCTCAAGCCGCTGGCAAGTAATAGCCCCGCTTAGGAGCAACAAGAATGCAGCCGCAAAAGTACGAACGCACAACCGATTTCACTGAGCGCGATGGTGATGACACCGACCACGCCAGTATCAATGCCGAGTTCGATGCGGCTGCACTCACCACAGACCAGATTCGTGAGAATCTGGCACTCATTCAACGCGATGACGGCGCTCTAAAAAACGGCATCGTCACCGCTGACGCATTGGACGACACGGCATTCGACGCGGTATTGGTCAACGTCAACGTGGCCGTGAACGACGCGCAAACGTCAGCCGCAAGCGCATTGACTTCGGCCACCACGGCTTTGGCTGCCCGCGACGTTACGCTCGCTGCCAAGAGCACGACTGAAACCGCCCGTGATGTCACCATCCTCAATGCCAACAATGCCAGTGCCAGCGCGTTGGCAGCATTGAACAGCCAAAACGCAGCGGCAACCAGCCAAAGCGATGCAGCCGCAAGCAAAGCGGCAGCAGCAGCAAGCCAAACGGCAGCGGCAACCAGCGCAACCAGTGCGGCAACCAGCGCCACCACGGCAACCACACAAGCAGGCATTGCGACCACCAAGGCAGCCGACGCGGCAGCCAGTGCCACGGCCAGCGCATCGAGCGCGGCAGGCTCGCAAACTGCCAAGACAGCATCCGAAAACGCACGCGACGGTGCGCAGACTGCACGCGCAGGTGCAGAAGCCGCACGCGACACCGCAGTGGCAGCCAAAGACGCTGCCCAAGTTTCTCAGAGCGCAGCCTCAACAAGCGCGTCAAGCGCTGGCACATCGGCCACCACGGCAACAACCAAAGCCGCCGAGGCAGTGACCAGCGCAAACAGCGCAGCCACTTCGGCAACGACCGCCACCACACAAGCGACGACCGCAACGACCAAAGCCACCGAAGCCGCTGCAAGTGCAGCGTCGGCATTGGCCAGCAAGAATGCAGCCGCGACCAGTGAAGCCAATGCAGCGGCCAGCCAAGTGAGCGCAGCCAACAGCGCAGCGGCAGCCGCAACGGCACTGGACAACTTCGACGACCGATACCTTGGCCCCAAGGCCAGCGACCCAACACTGGACAACGACGGCAATGCACTGACTGACGGCGCGTTGTACTCCAACACCACCACCAAGAAGATGCGCATTTACTTTGATGCGTATGGCTGGATTGACGCGTCAAGCGCTTCGGTGGCCACGTTGGTGACTTATGAGTTTGTGGCCACAGTCGCAAACCAAACCACTTTCAGTGGCAATGACGCCAACGGCATTTTGTTGAGCTACACCGTTGGCTCAGAAGTCGTGATTGGCAACGGCGCAAAGCTCAAGCGTGGCGTGGACTACACCGCAAGCAACGGCTCAAGCATTTTGCTTACCGAAGGCGTTGGCATTGGCCAAGAGATTTCCGTGCTCGCGTTTGGCAGCTTCTTGGTGGCCAACACATACATGAAGTCGGAAGCTGACGCTCGCTTTGTGAATGTCGATGGCGACACGATGACTGGCTCATTAAATCTCCCAGTCGGCGGATTGAATGTTGGAAGTGGACAGTTGCAAGTCGATTCTTCTGGTCGAGTAAAGATGCCAAATCAGCCTGCATTTCATGCAAATGGATTTGGGTATGCAACGTCAATATCTACTGGCACAAGAAACGCTGGCGGCGGTGATTCTTATCAGGTTCTAACAAACACTGGTAACTGCTATTCATCAAGCACTGGTCGATTTACAGCGCCCGTTGCTGGCACTTATATTTTTTATGCTGGCGCAACACCTTCATCTGTCAATTCATCCCACGGAATTCGCCTACT